CTGGTGAAACGATTTACCCCAAGGCAGGGTTCAACGTCATCGCCACTGCTAACACCAAGGGTAAAGGTTCTGACGACGGTAAGTTTATGTCCGCGCAGATTCTTGACGATGCGTTCCTTGAGCGTTTCGCCATCACTGTTGAGCAGGAATATCCTTCGCTAAAGATTGAGAAGCAGATTATCCTCAACAAGATGGAAAAGGTCAAGAGTGTTGATGAAGAATTTGCTGACAAGTTGGTAACGTGGGCGGATATTATCCGTAAGACTTTCTATGAAGGTGGTGTTGAAGAACTCATCTCGACTCGTCGTCTTGAGCATATCGTCAATGCCTTTGCCATGTTCGGTTCGCGTTCTAAAGCAATCGAACTCTGCGTCAATCGCTTTGACTCTGACACCAAGTCCGCCTTCCTAGATCTCTATAAGAAAGTCGACAGTGATGCGGTGCCAGATGATGGTGTGAATGAAGACGCATACTTCCAGTCGATTAATGAAGAAGTTCCATTCTAAGGAGTCAAAATGACAATTAATTACAAGTATGATGAGGGTGATCTCCTTCGGGAGATTACCCAGTATATTGATGCCACCTATGGTGAGCATTACTCACAGAATCAATATCAGGCAACCGAGTTTATTATCGATGGTGGGCATGGTATTGGTTTTACTGTAGGGAACATCCTGAAATATGCCCAACGCTATGGTCATAAAGGAACACCCGAAGACTGGCGCAAGGATTTGTTGAAAGTCATTCACTATGCAATCATTGCGTTGCATGTGCATGATAAGGATAAACAGAATATTATACCTGAAACAACCGCAAAAGTCAATACTAAAGTCTATGAATTGAAGACATCTTTGTCTCTTTCAGATACCATTAATATCAAACCCGATTATACGTTTGCCAAGACGAGTCCGGGAACAGGCGAATGGAACTATGATAACATGGGTACCAGTTCTCTATTGACTTCTGTTAATAATCCAGGTATAATTGATTTTACTGAAGAAAACAGTAAGAAATTTAAAAAGAAGAAAGACTAATATATTATGAAGATTTCATCCGATACCCTTGCACTTCTAAAGAACTTTGCAAGCATTAATACCAATATCCTTGTTCGTCAGGGTAATGTTCTTTCCACTGTCAGTGCAGGTAAGAATATCCTCTCTCGCGCAACAGTCGCAGAAACTTTCGACCGTGAGTTTGCGGTATATGACTTGAACAACTTTCTCGCATTGCTGAGTCTCTGGGAAAATCCTGAGATTGACTTTGAAGAAACAGGTATGTTCCTTCGTGAAGGTAAGTCTGAGTTCGAGTATGGTTATGCTGATCCCAGTGTAGTTACCGCTGCTCCAGATAAGACTCTCGAGATTGATCCATTCTTCGACTTCACTCTGACCGCTGCTGACATCAGCATGGTGCAGAAGGCAGCAAACGTTCTCTCGGCGCCAACCATGAGTATTGTTTCTAAGGATGGTAAGGTGACATTGAGCGTCAGCGACCCGAGCAATCCACGTGCGAATGCGTATCGTAAGGAACTGACTACAACTGATGTTGGTGACTTTGATTGCCGACTGAAGGTCGAGAATCTAAAGGTGATCACAGATGATTACGCTGTTTCTCTTGGTCGTAAGAAAGCAATGCACTTTAAGCATGCAACCAAGAACCTTGAGTATTGGTTGGCAATGGAACCATCGTCAGTAGTTTAATTGGAGATTCAACATGAATAAGTTAGAAATTTCGTTTAGTTCGCGTGCACCTTATAACAGCGACGATGATCATCTTAATCGCTCAACGAGTATGGATTTCGATGTAGATCTGAGTAAACCAGACGAAGTCGTTCGACAGTTTAATAAGTTTCTGCGTCTTAATGACATCGATATTGTTGTAGACGTAAAGTAGAATGAAGGTTCTGATAACAGGACACGAGGGATTTATCGGGCGGAATGCTTTGCGCATTCTGTCCGACTCCTTTGAGATGATTCCGTATGAGGGAGATATTCGAGATTTTAAAATCACTGAGTATTACGGAGCAGTCCTGCATCTTGCCGCACTAGCAGGTGTGCGCAAGAGTTGGTTGGACCCTGAAGAATATTGGGATGTGAATGTTAAGGGATCGATGCAAGTCTTCTCTGAATGCGAACGTCTCAATCTTCGGTGCATTTATGCCTCCTCGTCTTCAATCTATGAGTGGTGGCAGAATCCATATGCTACTAGCAAGAAGGCAATGGAAGAAATTGCTCCAAAATATTCAGTAGGAATGCGCTTTCACACTGTCTATGGACCTGACTCCCGTCCCGACATGTTCTACGACATGATGCTCAATGATAAAATTGAGTATCTTACTGAACATAAACGTGACTGGACTCATGTTGAAGATGTTGTTTCAGCAATGAGAATTCTATTGACAGATACCCGTATTCAGGGTAAGATGGATATTGGGACAGGTAATCCTGTCTCTGTAATTGATGTTGCTCGTGAGTTTGGATACCGTGATGTCCCTATTCGTGAAGTAACTGGTGAACGAATTGTTACACATGCCGACAATTCACAATTGAGAAACTTGGGATGGACTCCCAAGTATAACATTATGGAAGAAGTGAAAAATGAACGTAACAAAAGAGCAGTTCCTCTGGGTTGAAAAGTATCGTCCTCGCAAACTTGATGACTGTATCCTCCCCGATGATCAACTAAAGACATTCCGCGAGTTCGTTGCGACTGGTGAAATTCCTAACATGCTTCTCTGTGGTTCAGCAGGTGTTGGTAAGACTACCATTGCCCGAGCGATCTGCGAAGAACTTGAATGTGACTACATTATCATCAACGGTTCTGAGGAATCAGGTATTGATGTTCTCCGCACTAAGATTCGGGAGTTCGCCTCCTCTGTTTCCTTTGGTGGCAAGACCAAGGTAGTTATCCTTGATGAGGCAGACTATCTAAATCCAAACTCTACCCAACCAGCGTTGCGCGCATTTATCGAGGAGTTCGCAAACAACTGTCGGTTTATCTTCACTTGTAACTTTAAGAATCGTATCATTGCTCCTCTTCACAGTCGGACTGCTGTCATCGAATTTAAGTTGACAAAGGCAGACCGTCCTAAGATGGCAGGTCGTTTCATGAAGCGTCTCTCTGACATCCTTGCCACTGAGAATGTTGCATTCGATGAGAAGGTTGTTGCTGAGGTTCTTAAGAAGCATTTCCCTGACTATCGCCGTGTCCTAAACGAACTGCAGCGGTACAGTGTCTCCGGAACTATTGATGAAGGTATCCTCGTCAACGTTCAGGAAGTCAACATGAAGGAATTGGTTTCTTCGTTGAAGAGCAAGGACTTCAAGAAGATGCGTAACTGGGTGGTCGATAACATTGACAATGACCCAAATCTTATCTTCCGTAAGATCTATGATACCATTCTTGATGAAGTAAAGTATCCTTCGCAGTTGGTTCTGCTGCTTGCAGATTATCAGTATAAGGCAGCATTTGCTGCTAACCCTGAGATCAATTTGGTTGCTTGCCTTGCTGAAATCATGGCAGGGATGGAGTGGAAATAATGACTGGAGTGCTCGATGGTTTGGGTGCTCCAAAAGTTGAATATGATGCTGAGGAGTACAAAGAAAAGAAGAAGGGTATATCTCCCTTCGATTTCATCAAAGATATAAACTACGAAAAGAAGAATCTAATTGTTGATGACTGGTCTGAGAAACAATACAATCCTTGGATCATTAATCGTGGGTTGACATTCAGTATTGATACTGTCCACCCTGCAAATGAAATGAACTGCCGTCCCCATCTCGATAAGAGCATGCAAAACATGTATCTTATAAATACTATTCGCGCTAGAAAACGTTTTGACAAATGGATCAAAATCGAGGACGATGCCGATGTGGAGATGGTGAAAGAGTATTATGGTTATAGCAATGACAAGGCTCGCCAAGCACTCACAATTCTCTCTGAAGAACAAAAAAAATATATAAAAGAGAAATTGTTTAAAGGTGGTAAAAAATGAGCGAAGATTTTTTTGACATTGACTTTCCAGGGTATGCACCTTTGGAAGTCAACTTAAAGAATCCTGACGACTTCTTGAAAGTTCGCGAGACCCTATCCCGTATTGGTGTTGCGTCGAGGAAAGAAAAGATTCTTTATCAATCATGTCACATTCTACACAAGCAGGGCAGATATTTCATCGTGCACTTTAAAGAACTCTTTGCCTTGGATGGTAAAGATGCAGACTTTAGTGACAATGATTTACAACGCAGAAACACCGTGGCACATCTTCTTTCAGACTGGGGATTAATTACTATTCTAAATCCAGAGATTCATGAAGATAAAGCACCGTTGAATCAGATTAAAGTAATTGCGTTCAAAGAAAAAACTGAATGGGAACTCGTTCAGAA